CCTCAAGGAGTACCGTGACAAGGAGGCGGTTCCTACGCCAAAAGAGCTGCGTGATATAATCTCTGGCGGTAAGGAGCTAGTTGAGCTGATGAATGCAGCCTACGGCAGCGCAGGAGGCATAGAATCGCCCATTACGGAGCAGCCCGCGCTAGACCAGCAATCATCCGAACCTGAAGTAGACTTTTCAAAGATGAGTTCACCAAAAATGGATTCATTCGAAGTAAAAACAAACGAAGTTGACGCCGAAGCAAGCCAGTGACATTCACGCATTGTTGGTGGATGGTAAATCCATCCAAGCTGCCAATCTAATCTATACGATGATTGGGCAACTTCCCAACATCAGAACAGAAGGTCAGGCGCTTAAGGTTTGCCGAAACCTAGAAAAACACTTACTTGATACCGAAGACTACCTTACGGCTGCAACCCTGCTATGGGGTGCAGATATGTTCTCAGCGGAGCCAGAGAGCGTGGTTCGCGTGTTTAACTCGCTCAGGGATAATTCCAAGATTCTTTTCATGGGCGCTTCTTCAATGGGAAAAACTTATAGCGCAGGAGCTTGGATGTATTTAGATTGGCGACGTGACCCGGTTTATACGTCGGTAAAGTGCGTTGGTGTTTCGGAAGATCAAGTCAGGAAGCATGTTTTTGCCCATATCGTAAAGCTTCATAAAGCCGCCGCAATCTCCATGGAGGATAAGGTTGAGGTTCGCGACTCCGATATGTGGATGGGTATCAAAGAAGCTGGATTCGAGTTCGGAATAACCGCCATCGCCTACAAGCAATCCCAAGAAACATCAGGTGGTATTAAGGGTTACAAGTCGATGCCGGTTCGTTTGAAACGCCATCCTAAGTTTGGCATGTATTCTCGATTGCGATTGCTAGGGGATGAAGGACAAAACTGGCCCAACGGTCCTTTTAAGGACATTAATACATGGGTGTCTCAGATCGATGGACCTGAGAAGGTAAAGGTTGCAATAGCGTTTAACCCAGAATCAACATCTCAGCTTGTTGTGCAAATGTCCACTCCTATTCAAGGGTGGAGAGTTGAAGACATGGATAAGATTTACGATTGGATAGCAACTTCTGGATGGCGTGTTTGCAGGTTGGATGCCGCGCTTTGTGAAAACGTGATTCTAAAACGCACAAAATACGAAGGGCTTCAAACCTATGAAGGTTACGTAGGTTTTCTAAAGTCAGGAGGAGATAACTCTCCGAATTATTGCACATTCGCAAGGGGATTCCCTCCAATGAAGGGAGATGTCTCCACACTGATCCCTCCGGGTTGGCCCCAATCTCAACGAGGCGAAGCGATGTTTATCGATAATCCTGTTATGTACGCTGCTGTTGATCTTGCGTTCATGGGTAAGGATACCGCAAAAATGGCAGTTGGTCGCTGGGGAATGGCGTCAGGATGGCGCGATCACATGGGTAATTTCCATGCGTTTACTGATCGTTTAAACGTTAAGAACAAAAAACATCGCCACGTACTCCAGATCGATCAAATCATGCCAATGCAGAAGCACGATGATGCGGTAAAAATGGCAGAAGAGATTATTGGAAGGGCCAAGACGCTTGGGATAACATCGGATCACCTAATCGTTGATAAAACAAGCATTGGTTTCGGCACGTGGTCCCATCTTAACACAGTGTGGGGCACTACGCTGGGAGTAAGCTGGAACGAAGGATCTACTTCTAATAAGATTATAGCAGAAGACAACGAAGGAGCTGATACGCAAACAGATGGAGTTATGTCGGAAATGTGGTGGGCTTTTCGTCGATGGATTGATCCTGTAACTTGCGCGGTTCTCATCAACCCAATCATCCCGCCAGATCCAATCCATACCCAACTCACCACTCGTCGATACAACACGGGTAAACGAGGAATCAAGGTTGAGCCCAAGGAAACATGGAAAGCTCGTAACGGCCAGAACTCACCCGATGAAGCCGATGCAATGGTTATGTTGATCCATGCTGTTCGTCTTACGAGCGATGTCCTGCCGGGTACTGTCGAACAATCTATTCCTACCAGAGAAAAAGCATCTGTTACTTTCAAAACAATTGCTCAGATGCGAACAATAGAGCATGAGGACTCCATTTCTCTCGATGGCCTAGATATGCACGACCAACTCTAATGCTTGAGCTTAATCAAAATTCTTTAAAGCAACCTTATGGAGGCCATCACTTTCCAGAAAAAGGTCTTATGATAAGAGCTGATTCTTTCAAGGAACTTGCTGTAAAACTAAGAGAATTTAGGATTAATAATAACCGCCCATCTGGAAACCCAGAACAAGATATCCTTGTTTTTTACGCCAAAAACTGGCCGTGGCTTGTTAGAACCCCAGAAATCCAGCCAGAAGAAATAAATGAAGACGAGGATTACGTTGGTTGGAGAAAATGGATATATCGCATATGGGACAACCCTTTCCAAGAACTTGCTTCGCAAAAGGAGGCAGATGATAGAACCGACATATGCAAGAGCTGCCCGCATAACAAACCAATGTCGTGGCAATCAACCCATGAAAGCACTGAGCTTGCAAGAAGGGCGTTTCTTCTGCGTAGAGGCATAAACAAACCTGACAATATTGGATATTGCGGCTTGCATCATGCCGATATTAGTATTCTATGTTTTTCATCCAAGCCTAGGGAGTTCAGCGGAGCGAAGAAAGATACCGCGCAACCTCCAAAGTGCTGGGTATAAATGGTCTGTGTTCTTTAAGGGCTTAGTGGTGCCGATCCTATGCAGGGGGTTCTTTGTTCATCCTCCTGATCCAAGTCTTTCCGGCACGAAGGTATCATAGTATCCTTCCCCTTAATTATTTTTAGGTAGTGATCAAAAACAAAAAACAAACACGTAATTGGAAAATGATTCTGCGTCGGTTAATCGCCTCCTATTGGAGCGCATGGAAGAACTCTGCTACCACCTTCTGCCAAACGGAAAGAAGGTAGGTTCTCACTGGAAAGTTGGTGGACTTGATGGATCTCCCGGAGAATCCCTTCAAGTCACAATGACAGGAGGAGCGGCAGGTCGATTTATCGACTTTGCCGACAAAGAAGCAAAAGGGGCTACTCCTCTATGGCTTTGGAAGGAAGTTAAGAAAATCACCTTCTCCGAGGCAGTTAAAGAGGCTCGTGATTGGCTTGGTATCAAGGCTGATGATTTCGGAGTAAAGAAAGGGAAAGCAAAGACTTACTCTAAACCTGAGAAGCTGCCAATCAAACTGGCTGAGGCAAATACTCCCGTAATGGACTATTTGACCGTAGAGCGTCGCCTAGATCCAATCGTTATCGCCAAGGCCAAAATCGCTGAGACGGAAGACGGTAGCGCAATAGTGTTCCCTTTTCTTGAGAAAGATCCAGAATCTGGCAACATCGTTGCTGTTCATCGTAAGTTCCTTAAACTGGAAAGACCAGACGGAAAAAAGGATTCATGGACAAGCAAGGATACAAAACGCTGTCTATACGGAAAAACTCTTATTGATGACAACGTTTCCGAGTTAACTATCTGCGAAGGCGAGATAGATTCTCTTTCTTGGCAATCCATGGCAATACCAGCTGTTTCCATGCCAATGGGTGTACTTGATTTTGCGTGGGTTGATCTTGATTGGGAATGGCTCAGCCGTTTCGAGAGAATCAACGTGTCAACCGACATGGATGAAGCAGGTCGTCAAGCTGCGCTTGATATCTGCAAGCGACTTGGAATTCATCGCTGTTTCATCGTGTCTTTACCAAAGAAGGATGCGAACGAGTGCTTGGTATCCGGGATTACTCGTGAGCAAATGCTGAAGTGCTTGTCTGACGCCAAAGCAATCGAACTCGATGAGATAAAGCGACCCGATGACTTTAAGAAAGAAGTTGGAGATTATTACACAACCGATCTATCAACGCTTGGTTACGAGACGCCTTGGAGCCCTTCTCTACCTTGGCGTGTTCGCAAGGGAGAGTTAACCGTGCTTACTGGATTCAGCGGTCATGGAAAAACACAAGGTCTTAATCAGTTGATGCTACACCTTATACAGCAGGGCTGCAAGGTCATGGACGCATCTCTTGAGATTCGTCCCGCGCTTACATTGTACTACATGACTCGCTGTGCAATGGGGAAGAAAGAGGCCACTAGAGCAGAGTCTGAC